ATTATGAACGTAAAAGTTAACTCATTCAACTCATTTGCATTTGTCAGCATGGCTGCTCTTGCAATCTCAGGTGGTTCTTTAGTTGCTTGCCAATTGCAGCCAGCTTTCCAAACAAAAGAAGCACCTACTCTTTTTACACCTAAAACTCAACCAAGTACTTACGGTGTGTTAACCGCGAAAATCACAGGTAAACATTCTGGCGTTGCTGTAATTAAATTAGATAGCTTCCGTTTAAACGTTAGCTTTGATTTTGAAGCTCATCCAGACAGTTACGGCGTTCCGGGTTCTGAATTTACCGCTGTTGATATTACTCAACTCACGGTAAATGAAATTACTGATGTTAATGGTAAGTCATATAACGATTTCACCGAATTTGAAGACATCCGAAATATCAATGATCTTCTAAAAGGCTTCATCGAACGTAACAAGTTGGTGGAGGCTTAAAGATGACTAATTTCAAAAAACACCCTGACGGCTACAAGTCTTATTTGGGCCGTGATGATAAGGGCCTCTACTCTGTTCGTATTGGCTGGCAAGTGTACGCATCTAATGCTAATGGCTCAGTTCTTTACAAAGTTAAAGACGGATTTAAGACGCCTTTAAATGTGTTCAGGTTCCAAACTTCTTATCCAAAAGTTTGGAATGAACTCACCCAAGAAATCGATTTTCAGCGCAGAAAGCAGCTCGCTATAAAACTGCGTGAAACAAACATCCCTACTTATGACCGCAAAGCTTATAAAACTAAGCGCGGCTTCACCGGCTCTAGATGAGGATAAGAAAAATGGCGTTACCGATTATTACTGCTGACCAAACTTTATTGGTTCAAGCAATTATTGTGTACCTATACGCTGATCCGGGTTTAGGTAAATCATCGATGGGCTTTACTGCGGAAAAAGCAATTTCTTTTGACTTTGACCGTGGTGCTCACCGTACTGGTGAATTACGTCGAGGTGCGGTTGTACAGGTTCAACAATGGAGTGATGTTGCAAACCTTACTCCGCAGGACTTAGCACCATATAAAACCGTAGTCATTGATACCGTGGGTGCAATGCTTGAATGCATTAAAACCCACCTGTTACTTACGGCAAATAACCGTCAAAAAGATGGTTCTTTAAAGTTAAAGGCTCAAGGTCTAGCGAACCAAACCTTCAAGCAATACATCAATACTTTGATCAGTTTAGGTAAAGATGTTGTTTTCATTGCACACGCATCAGAAGATCAAAACGGTGATCAAATTATTTACCGACCAGATCTAGGTGGTAAAAACCGTAACGAGCTTTACCGTATCGCAGATGTCATGGGTTATCTAACAACTGTTACTACTGGTGAAGGTAAAAATGCCCGCGTTATTAATTTCAAACCTTCGCCTACACATCATGCGAAAAACTCAGGTGCTTTAGGCGGTGAAACCGGTGAAGTATGGGTACCTGATCTTAAAGCACACCCTACTTTCTTGGCTGACCTGATTACTCAAGCTAAAGATCACATTAACACCTTAACGCCTGCACAACTTGCAGCAGCTAAAGCCCAAGAAGAGCTAGAAAACTGGAAACAAAGCTGTGAAGAAGCTGAGCATGCAGGTGACCTTAATCAATTAACTGAGTCGCTTGATAAAGAACACATGTATTACCAGAACATGCGCCAAGCAATGTTAATGAGAGCTAAAGCATTGAATTGCACGTTTGATAAGCAACGTGGCACTTGGATTAGTCCACCTGAATTTAACGGTATCTCAGATCAACAAAGAGATGAACTTCAAAACTTTATTGCTGAACGTGGCCTCGATGTAAAAACAGTTTGTGAGCACTTAGGTATCGATGCCCTTATCCAAATTGAAGCGGCAAAACTTAAGGCAGTTAAACAAGAAATTGAAACCTTAGCGAAAACGGGGATGACAGCATGAAAAATATTTTAACTGCTCAAGAAGCATTTGCAGCACTTCAAAAAGGTAAAACTGTTCTATGTCGTCCTATTGGAGACATGTTGGACTTTTCTGACTTAGATCAATTCCCCGCTTCTGTTTTTGGTAAACCGGGTTTTGAATTCTGCATCAAAATCGAAACTATTGAGCTGGCTGGCATTACATTCACAAAGCCATTAACTATTGATGAGTATGAAGAAGGTCAAAATGTTTTTGTAATCAACACATATTTACCTTCCATTTATAACGTTGGATTTAAAACTCCTGCACTCATTGAAGCTATTAATAGTGGTTTTGTTCAGCGTGATGCTGAAAATGCCAAGCTTCAATTAAAAGCATTTTCAAAAGCACTCGGTATTGAAATCAACAATGATTTAAGTGTTATTCGTCTTGGTGAGGAACCTAAAAAACAGCGTGGTAAAAAATCTAAAGCTGAGACACCAGCTAAGGTAATACCTTCTGAAGTTTTTCCTACCACCAATAAGTCAACGATTGTTATTACAGAACAAACTAATGTCACAGCTTCCGAGGATCTATTAACTCCAGTACCTAATGAACTTGAATCAGATCCAGAATATCAGAAGACATTAGATACCCTTCTTCAACGAGTAAAAGAGTCTAAAACACCAGCTGAGGTAAATGCTGTTTATCGATACACCCGTACATGGTCAGATAAACAAATGGAGCCTTTGCTCAAAGCTACTCACAAACGTTTGACTGAGCTTGCAGATGAAAAGCCTGTAGAGAGTGAACCACCTTCATTAATGGTCCAGATCCAAACTGCACCGGACCTTACTACGTTAGATGCTTTGGAAATAGATGTTGCCGCACGAGATCCACAGATTCAATCACGACTCATGGATTTTGTTAAGAAACGCCGCTATGAGTTAGAAAATCCAGCAGTTTCTCAACCAGAAGCAGACCCTGATTATCTATTAGTGGATGGCTTCTAATATGAAAGATCAGTACAAGAAAGTGAGTCAAAAACACATGCTTGGCTTTATGTACTACTTGCAATTGCTGGGCTATGTAATAGTCCGGCAAGGCTTGGATCAAGCGATGTTTCTAACCAAGCATTATGCGGTACCAGTCGCTTGGCGCCGCATAACGATCGACTATCACAACCGATTAAATAAACCGGCACAACAACTTTATAAAGAGTTTGTTGAGTGGACTAAAGAAGAATATTTGTGGGCTTAAAAATGGAAGTAAGAATTAAATCTGTAAATGGCTCAAGTCCTTTACCAGCAAATTTACAAATGGATGTTGTTTATAAAGCTGTTCGCATAGATGCCAATCGAATGAAAGTAACTTGTGATGATGGTCAAGTGATTACAACAAGCATTTCAAAATCTGGTTATTTGGGCGATTGGGGTGAATGGGAAATTTTAAGTGAGGATTCTCAACAATGAGCAAAGTTATTGGTGAAGTTAATTTGAGCCCTAGCCGTATTGAAGGTACTCCGGATCAGGTAGCTGTTCATATTTTTGAAAATATCATTTGTCCAAGTACTGAGGAGCTTCTCAAAAATAATCCTGAGGCTGCAAAGGTTTTTGCATACCACATTTTTGGTTTAGCGCTTTCTCAGCTAGCCGAATTCCATTCAACTAAAAGTTTAGATAAAGCTGTAACCGTTACTCTTCACAACCTTTTGCGTCAGTTGAAGAAAGAACGCAATGAGTTGAGGAACTAAAGGATGAGTGGATTAAAAGTTAAAACATGTAATTTTTGTGATGACGGGAACGGTGAATGCATTTTCCCCTATTACGGCCTTGCCCCTCATATTCATACGAAGCCAATTGGCGGTACTGAATTTATAGATGTTTCATTACCTGAAAACTTTAGTCCTGATGGGGATGGTTTAGGCATATATACACACTGTCTGAATTGTGGGGGTGATGGCACATATGAAGGCATCCAGTTAGAAGTTAAAGCGGAAAGTAAGGAGGGCTAATGTGGATAAATATCTGACATCTAACAATGTGTGTGAGATGTTTCATATTACTAAACGCACACTTAATCGGTGGGAAATTAACACACCTTGGGGGATTCCATTCCCAGCCCCGGCATTAAGTTCTGAGGGCGGAACAATGAAAAGATACCTCGCTACTGATGTAATGAAGTGGGAGGAAGAATGCCAGCAAAAGAAGCAACTAAAAAAAGCTATATAA